CCCTGGGTAGGTGATCCGAAGCCGACCGGGCGCCGCTGGGAGTGGTCCATCGGGGGCCGCTCGGGCTGGTGCTCGACGCTGCCCGAAGCGGTGGCCGCTGCTGGTGCGGCGTGGCGCGGCGACGGATGACATACCGATGACATACACGAGGTGATCCCCTACCTGCCCGACACCGTGCCGGCCTCGCTCCGCCCCCAGGTGGCCGAGCTCGTGGCCGATGTTGGCGTATTCGCCAAGTTGCACTTGGTGCAGGACAAGGAGAGCAAGAAGCTGATCCCCTTCGATGCGCTGCCGATGCAGGAGCGCATCTTCGATGCGGTGCGCGCCGGGCACAACCGGATCGCCGTGGTCAAGGCGCGGCAGGTGGCAGCGACCACCGGCGCGAAGATGGTGCTCCACTGGATGGCGTACACCACTGCGCGCGAAGCCATGCACGCCATCGTCTCCATGCGGGCCGACTCCGCAACCGCGCTGATGGACGATAACCGGCGCTGGTTGCACGATCCGCCGGGCCTACTCCAGCGGCCCATCGACACCCACGCCCGAGGCCGCATCCGATACGCCGACACCGGCGCGAGTCTCCAGGCGTTCACTTCGAGGAGCTCCACCGGGCTGCGCTCGTTCCAGCCTGCCGCTGCGCTCATCAGTGAGGCGGCCTTCGCGCCCGATCTCGAAGAGACCATCGCCCAGGCCGATGCCGCCGTGGGCGATGGCCTGCTCATCTGCGAGACCACCGCCAACAATCCCGGCGACTACTTCTCGCAGCTCATCGCGGGCGCCCCCGAGAACGGCTGGCACGTCATCANCCTCTGGTGGCATGAACACCCGCTCTACACCGACCCCCCCGAGATGATCCCCGACGACTTCGTGCCCACCCCAGCCGAGCGGCAGATACAGTCGGCCTACGGGCTCACGCTGGGCCAGCTCCACTGGCGCCGGCGCCGCTCGGCCACGGTCGGGGATGTGAAGTTCCGGCGCGAGTACCCCGGCTGTCTCGACGACTGCTTCCTGGCGAGAGAGGGCGGATACTATGGCGAAGAGGTGCTTCAGGGCATCACGGTGGTGGACCACCAGGTGGCCGAGCGAGAGCTGGAAGCGCCGCACCCGCATGACAGCTACGTCATGGGCGTGGACGTTGGTGGGGGTGTCGGTGGTGACTACTCGACCATCGCTGTGGTCTCGGTGGGCACCATGCAGCCGGTCTACTGCGAACGCTCGAACACGGCGAGCCCGGCGACCTGGGCGCACCGCGTCATCCAGGTGGCGACCCGGTACAACCGCGCGCTGGTGCTGGCCGAGTCCAACAACCACGGCCACGCGCTCATCCTCGAGATGAACAACTGCGGCTACCGCCAGCAGTGGCGCGGGGCCAAGGGGCGCCCGTGGGTCACCAGCCTGCAGTCGAAGCTGGACGCCTTCGACTCGCTGCGCGAAGCCCTGACCATCATCAAGGTGATCGACCGGACCTCCTGGCTGGAGCTGCGGGCGCTGACCATCCCCGTGGGCAAGATCGCCCCCGAGGCGCCGAAGGGCGCGCACGATGACAGCGCGATGGCGATGGCGCTTGCGTATCGGTGCCTGCGTGATGTACCAAGTGCAGCGAGGACTCTCGCTGCCGGCAGCGTTCCGACCCGGATAGACAAGCTGATAAGCCGTGCTCGGGCTAAACGACTCCGTAACCATTCTCTGCCCTTCTGAGGTCACGATGCTCAAGCCCGCCGAAGTCCTGGCCATCGTCACCGAGCACGACGCCTACTGGGAGCAGCGCCGGCCCAGGCTGCGCGAGATGCGCCGGCTGTACATGACCAGGTTCTGGGATGTCGGTGCACCGCGCTTCGACAGCATCCTCCGCACCGAGGTGCCGAAGGCTTACGCGGTGGTCGAGTCCTACCTGGGTAGCCTCTACGCCAAGAACCCGAGCGTGTTTGTGCAGCCCGACCTGCGGGGGCGCGGCAACCCCGAGGTAGCCGAAGCGACGGCGAACCAGTACCTCCACACCACGCGCGAGCAGATCGAAGACGCCACGCGGCTCGCGCTCATCTACCCTTGCGCGTTCCTGAAGCTGGCGCCGGTCGAGAGCGTGGACCCGCTGCGGCGAGTGAGCACAGCGGCCCTCCCACCGTGGGAGGTCATCGTGGATGCGACCTCTTCGAGCTGGGAGAACCAGCGATGGATNGGGCATGACTACCTGATGCCGCTGAACGAGGCACGCATCCGATACGGCAAGCGGCGCGACCAGTTCAACTCTCGCCGGTACTCGAAGTGGATTGAGTCCACCGAAGGGCGCGGCGAGACCCTGGGCTTCGGGCCCANCAGCGACGGTGACGTGAGCGAGTGGATCCGGGTGGTGGAGATCTACGACCTGGTGCATGACAAGCTCCTGGTCTGGTCCCCCGACTACCGCGAAGGTGACAAATTCCTGTTCAAGGGCGTCAAGGTCCAGGTCGGCGCGCTCGACCCGGAGGCCGAGGAGCTGGGGGACGAGGCGCCGGTGCTGGTCCATGAGACCACGGGCATCCCGTACAAGTCCGCGAGCGGGCGCCCCATCGTGCCCATCGTGCCCTTCTACTTCTCGCGCGACCCTGACAGCCCGCTGCGGGGCTACTCGCTCATCGGTCGGTCGATGGATCAATTCCGCGAGCTCAACGTGATGCGGACCTACCAGGCCCAGGGCGTTCGCCGGATGGCCCGGCAGTGGCTGGTGCGGATGGGCTTCCTGTCCGAAGACGGCGCCGCGAAGATCTCCCAGGGGCTGGATGGCGAGTTCATCGAGGTGGACCTCCAGCCGGGCACCACCCTCGAAGGCAACATCATGTCGGTGCCGAACCCGCCGGTCCCCGCCGACATCTCGATCTACGCCCAGACCGTCGAGCAAGACATCAGCAGCGCCGGGCTGCTCGCGCCGTTTACTCGCGGCGAGGTGACGAAGAGCACGGCCACCGAGCAGAACCTGCTGGCGGCCTACACCACCAGCGAGATCGGGCGCATGGCCCGCACCCGAGACGAAGCCATCAGCGAGATCGCTGAGTGCTACAACGTCATGCTCTCGGTCATCCTGGGCGACGAAGGCGAGCCCCTGGCGCTGCCCAACCCGGTCGGCCCCACCATCCTGTCCGCCGATGACCTCACCGGCGACTTCACCTACTGGGCGATGGACCAGGGCACCACGCCGATGGCCGAAATGGTCAAGCGGCAGAACCTCGAGCGGCTCACTCCTCTGCTGCTCCAGCTCGGCGTTGACGGTGCCGCCGTCCTGGCCGAGATCGTCCGCACCTACGACCTGCCCGAAGCCTTCGCCGCGGCCGCTCCCCCCCCGGCGCCCGAGGCGCTGCCCTTCCCAGGCTCCCCCGGCCCCGAAGCCGGTGGGGGCGTCCTTGATGCCATGTCCCCCCGGCGATGCCGGAAGGAGCCTGACCGATGCCCATCACGATCCCCGAAGAGCTCGAAGACATCGGCGCCGAGCGCGATGCCCTCATGGCCGACGCCGCCGAAGCCATCATCCCGCCTGCGGAGTCCCCGTACAACGTCAAGGCGATGGAAGCCCTGTCCGATGCGCTCAAGCAGATCGCTGACGTGCTCGGCGTCGAGCTGGAGGTCTCGGAGTACACCGAGGCCGCCACGGTGCTCGACCCCCAGGTCCAGCAGTTCCTGCTGATGATCGACCGCGCTGCGGAGGACTACGGCAGTCCGCTGCCCGTGGACCTCGAAGCCCTCAAGAGTGACGCCGAGCTGACCACCATCACCGCCGCGCTGCTGGAGCTCGCCGCTGATGAGGGCTTCGCGGAGTTCCTCGCCGGCGAGCCCGGCGAGAACGACCAGGTGGAGATTGAGATCAGCGGCCCCGGTCCGGTGGTTGAAGAGGACTACGACTTCGCCGGCCGCATGTGACCCTTCGGCAGCGACTGCTAACCGCTGCGGGCTCGGCCTATGCCCGCGCGCTCGCGCGCAGCACCAAGGTGCTGGGCAAGGCGGGCACCGCTGCGCGCACCGCTGTGTCGCGGCGCCGGCCTGATGACCGCATCTTCAAGCGGCGCGGCAGGCTGGGCATCGTCACCGACGCCATCGAGCACAAGCAGAAGCTGACGTTCTGGTACGCCAACTCCACCGGGCCCGACTTCGCCGGGCAGCGCCTGGGCGATCCCTACGGCGTCTACGTCCGAAACGGACAGACCTACCTGCTGGTCTGGGTGACACCACCCGACCGCGAGCGCGAAGCCGCAAGAGGTGCCGGGCTGGCGCCTGTTCATCATGTCGCGGATCCGCAACCCGTCCATCCGTGCAAGAATCAACCGAGCCGGCGACCCCGTGCCCTTCAAGGTGCGGCGGGGCTACCGGCGCTTCAAAGAAGGGCGCTTCAGCGTCAAGATCAGACAGTAGGGAGTCAGATGAGAACCGACAGCACCGCAGAGACCGTCCTGGCCGAAGCGCAAGCGCAGGTCACCGGCGAGACCGCCGGCGAGACCGCCGGCGAGACCGCCCCCGAGACCGAGGCCGCAGAGGTAGCGGTCGAAGCTGCCCCCGATCCGGGCGAGCTCCCCGAGGACACCGAGCCCGCCGGCGAAGAGACCGGGCGCCGCTCGCTGTCCTGGGGCGATGCCCTGAAGCGGGTGCCGCCGGATATCGCCAAGCTGATGAAGCAGATGCAGGGCGACTACACCCGCAAGACGCAGGAGCTGGCCGACCAGCGCCGCGACTTCAAGCGCGAGCGCAGCGCGCTGCTCCAGGGTCGCAAGAGTCTGAAGGCGCCCGAAGAGGTGCCCGAGTACGACCCCTTCAACGAGTCCACGGTGCAGGCTCGCATCGAAGCCGAGGTGATCCGCCGGCTCAACGAAGTCATGGAGCCGATGGAGCGCGAGTATCTGACGATGCAGGCCGAGGACGCCTA